GAAAGGATTGATAAAGATGGTAAACAACAAGTATATCAGTTAGGGGTTGGGCCAGTTCAGTTAATGGAGATCAGGTTTCCACAGGAAGCGCTGGAGTCTGTTATGAATATTGTTGGTACTGGTAACTATGTTTATGAGCGTTATCCTATTCTAAGAAAGATGAAAAATGCTTTTGTTAAACTTATGGGATTAAAGAAAGTACCAAAACCTAAGAACCCGGATCCTTTATGGCAGCCTAATCAAATGAATAAAGCTGTGGCAGTTATGCCTATTGGATTAAAGGAGGATGAGATCCATCACGGATACGAACAACTATGATATCTACAACTAATTTTCTCTTATCAATTCTAGTTTTTTTAGGAATTTGTGGGATTATCCTTAAATCTTGGCAGTTATTCGGTAAGCAGGATAAATAGTAAACTATAAATACTTCTAGTCATTAGATTAAGGCATGGCAAACGAAGCACAAGTTAGGAACTTTCCCAAAGATTATTTGGCTACAGACTTTACAGTAGCAGATAATACAGGAATTGAGAAAGGGACTATAATGAAGTTATCCGGTTCTCGTACAGCTGCGGCTGGTAGTGCTGATAATGACGTTCTTGTTGGAATTGCTGCTCGTGAAAAAGTAGCAGGTGATGGAAGAACTCAATTAGCAATATGGAGAAGCGGTGTATTCGATTGCGTATTTGATTCGGCTGTTACAGCCGGTTCTGAAGTGACTCTTTCAGGATCTAATATCTTGAAAGCTTACACAACTCTAGATGATGAAAAAGGATACGTTCTTGGAAAGGTATTAGAGACAGTGCCTAACGGCGGTGGAACATACCAAGTACAACTGAACTTAGATTAAGATGGCAGATAGTGTAGAAATGAATGACATTAGAAGCTTACAGACAGACAAGGCCCTTAAGGGTTTTGCTCTTAAATCCTATATCTTCAAAAATGATTGTGTAGTTAGTCCTACAAGTGCTGATTCAATTAGGTGGTATCAAGAAACAGCAGCAGATTTAACTGCTACTGCTCCTTCAAAGGTAGAGAATATCTCTCCGCTATCTCAATTCCCAGCATTGGAAGTTACTTGGACTAGAAATACTAGTTATCCTAGAAAATATGCAGCTGAAGGCTTTATCTCTATGGAAGATATGAAGTCTGCAGACATTGACGTATTAGCTAGAACTCTTTTGAGATTAACTAGAGCTGTAACAAAGAAAGTGGATGAGAGAATTTGGGATGTAATGACTGAAAGTCAGACACCCGCTAATATTCAAACATTCGCTACAACTGCTGTTGGTGGAGACCAATGGGATGCTGCGAGTTATGCAGGAGATCCAATTAAGGATTTATTGCACGCTAAGAAATTGTTGTTTGACTACAACTATGACGCTACAATGGCTGTGGCTTACATGAGTCCTTTGGACTATGAGTCAGTTGTTGCATGGTTATTCAACAAAGGAGCTCAGGCCCCAAGCATGGGAGATAGCATAGCTAAAGGTGGAGTAGTTACTGAAGTAGCTGGTATTAAAATTAAGGTATCAACTAATGTAACTGCAGACTATTGCGCTGTAGCTATACCTAAGACTGCTGTAACTTGGAAAGAATTTTCAGGTATTACAAGTAGAGTTATTGAAGAGCCGGGTATTGGTTCTAAGATAAGAGTTTGGGAGAATGGAGAAGCAATTCTTACAGATCCGAAAGCTGTTGTACTAATCAGTGATACGCAAACGTAACCCGAGTAATCGGTAAGTTTTTATATTTCTTTTATTTTATTTTTTTATGGCTAAAGTCGGAGAAGGGTGGAGATTAACAAATACAAGTAATCCTCACAATCAGTTTAAGCAATCAATCGGAGAGTTATATATGTATAGCGGATCTACCGCTTTATCTATTCCTTCAGGAGTTAAAACACAATTAACAAATTTAATGAAAGGAAGTCAATGGGGAGTAATATCTGTAGATGAAACTAATAGTAAATTTATAATTAATAAGCATGGGAGATATTTTGCTAATTTATCCGTATCCTTTAGTGGAGATGGAGGTGTTACGTGGAATGGAGGTTTTGAGGTTAATGGAGTGATTCAAGAAAATCTACAGATAAGGAGAAAATTAGGAGCTTCAGGAGATGTTGGAGCAGCTTCTATTTCAGGTATTTTAGAGTTAAATTCAGGGGATGAAGTAGATATAGAATTTGAACACAATGCTGGAGTTAATAAAGATATAACGGTAGTGGACTGTAATGCAACTTTAGTTAAAATATGGTAAAGTATAAAAAGTCTTGATTCCTAGACTTTGCATGGTAAATGAGTACAAAGCTGAGATGGTTGGCAATGAACTCAAGGTTAAGCCAAAGGTAATCAAGGAAGGGAACAACGTAAGGATACAAGTTCCTTCATTTCCTAAGATAGAGAAGGCCTTAAAAGAATATAAGGAAAAAGAAAAATATGGCAAGCGGAATATACAATAGATTCAAAGCAAATTTAATGAATAAAGAAGTAGATTTAGAAGGGGATACAATTAATGTTATGCTTCTAACTAATAGTCATTCTTTTACAGCTACTGATAATACTCTAGATGCTGTTGATACTAATGAAATCTCAGGAACTGGATATTCTGCTAGTGGTTCTGCTTTAGCAAGTAAATCAGTAACCCAAGCGGCAACAACTAAATGGGATGCTGCAGACTTATCTTGGACTTCTGCTAGTTTCACTGCTGCTCACGCTGTTCTTTATGATGTTACAGCCGGGAATAATTTAATTTGTTCTTTAGATTTTGGTGGAGATCAGACAGTAGCTTCAGGTACTTTCACGATAGAGTGGGATACTGATGGCATTATAACACTGGCATAATGGTTAGTACTGATAATCTTGTTTGTTATTATAAATTAGATGAAATTAGTGGGACTAATGCAGATGATGCGCATTCCACAAATGATGGAACTGCAAGTAATGCAGACATTTTTACTTCTGAGGCAACTGGGATAATTAACACTGGTGCTGACTTTAGTGCAGGAGATAGAAACATAAGTTGTTTTGATTTTTATGCTGCTGTTGGGGGAAATGATTTTTCTATTTCTCTTTGGGCTTATATAGATACTTCAAACACAAACTCTCAAGACCTAGTAGGATATTTTAACGACTCAAAAGGTTTAGCTATAAGGGCTTCTGGAAATGATTTAATCACATATATCTACCCAAACAATAAAAGAATTACTACAACAAACGCTTTTTCTTCTAGTGGTTGGTACCATATAGTTTTGACTCTAGATAGTTCTAATGTTCAAAAGCAGTATGTTAATGGGAGTAAAGTAGGGCAGTTATCTTCAAATGCTATGGGAGATCCCATAGCATATAATTTATCTTTAGGCTCGTCTGCTTCAGGGCCTTCAGGTAATCCTTATGGTGAAACTCTTGACGAGGTTGCTTTCTTTGCTGAGGACATAGGCTCAACAGGAGTGACTGAGTTGTACAACTCAGGCAATGGCTTAGCTTATCCTTTTTCTTCAAATCCAACAATAACACCAACAGCTCTAGCTCTTACTTTAGCGCAAGGATCTCCTAATTATTTACTAGATTCTACCTTCTCTCCAACAGCTCAATCAATCTCTCTAACGAACGGAACACCTAATCCAATGGTAATGGATATAGCTACTGCACTTCCTCTCTCTATGAGCTTAGGAACGCCAAATAAGACTGTTACAGAGACAACATCAGCCTTAGGTTTAACAACTTCTGCTCAAATTATATCTCCAGTCATATCTATCCCTTCTTTAGGCTTAAGTAGTAGTCTTGGAATAGGTAAACCAGTAATTGTTAGAGATTCAATACAAGACAGCTTTACTTCTCGTGGAACAATAGGAACTGATACTGTGAGACTAGATAGATATGAATATAAGGGCCAGATATATGGTACTGAATAAACCGAAAGATATATAAATAAGTAAGTTCTTAGTAATGTATGAAAACAATCAATGTAACATTTACCGACGCTGAATTTAAGAAACTAAAAAAGGCTAAAGATCAGTTCACTTATGGAATAGTTTGGAGTAAATTTATTATGTTAAAATGTACTAAAGGAGTGTCTGTTAAAAGACGGCCTAATAAAACAGACAGGTGGGACTAATGATACACAATAGAATAAAATCACGGATTGAATGGCTCAAAGAACTATGGGAGTACATAGTTAAAGAGTCTCCTAATGAAGAAGTGGCTCAAGTTATCTACAAAAAGGTGGTGTTTGAAGAATGAAAGAACCATTATTTAGAAGTCTAACAGAAGAAGAATGTTTTAAACAATATGGATTTTCAAAAGAAGATATGGAAGAATTATATAATGAAGGAAAACCAATCTGTTCAGCTTTACACTCAAAGCAGAAGGAGGCGAAGAAATGAACTTACAAAACTTCTTAATGTGGATGGCTGCCTATTGGGCTGTGATCTTACCAGCTTTGTTTATCTTTATACAATTACAAGGAGGTAGAAAATAAGATGGGAGCAGATAAGCAGCCAGATTTAGACACGTGGGATGACTTTGCAGGAGATTACATCAAGGCAGAGTTCGTTAAAGAATTCCCGTGCTACTTTGTTGTTACAGGCGTTAATGGAGAAGTTGAAGATGGACGTAATAAGTTAATTGCTGAAGTTGAATACAATAAGCGTAAGTGGAAGTTTGATTTGAATAAAACAAATCAAGGATTCATTAGAGCTAAGAAGATGATGCCCAAAGACATAATTGGTAAGTTTTTGTTCTGTGATAAGACTAAAGTTAGAAATCCATCAACTGGTGGAATGGTAGATAGTCTTATAGTTGTTGATATTAAAGAAAAACAATGAACGGAGAACAATACACTTACATTAAATCAGGCACAAACCTAGAAACACCAGAAGATTTATTTGAGCAAAGAAAAGAATTACTTCTTAGCCTTTAATTCTTCTGAAACTTTTTTATATTTTTTTTTCCATTTTTCTCTTGAGTGATATAACTCCTCAATCTTAGCATACATCTTAGACATTATGCTAGTTACACCATCATAAGCATTAAAACCAAAGTTCTCACGAAATTGCTTCATAGCTTTAACTTCATCTACTGTAAAATCACGAAATCCCTTTCGCTCTTCTTTAGATATAAAATCTGTCATTTTCCGGCCATTATTGAGACTCTACGAATCTCTCCATTGTGACATTTAGAACATTTCCATAACTCTAACCAACCATCCCAAACCATAGAATTATCTGATTGACCGCAATAATGGCACACTCTTTCATCTTCTTCTGCATTAATATCACGCTTTAATTCTTTAAACATTGCACGCTCACATATCTCACTAATGTTAGCATTCTTAGCCTTTAACTCTGCGTGTACCTCAGAGTCCACAGATATCATTACACCCTTTTTCATAGTTTTCTTATCTCAAATTTACCTAAATCTAGATCCAATATAACTTTACGCCCACCATCAGGTATACCTTTAACTAGCTTGGCTAGAAATTCATGTTCTTCAGGAACTATCAGTTTCATTCTTGTTTTCATACAATTATATACCTTTAGACTATATATATGTTTCTATACGTTCCAATGGAAATAGAGCTTTTATGTGTATATTTAAGGGTATATTTCCTATGGAAAACCCCCTTCCCTTAACAATCCTAACCCCCATAACCTAAATGATATATATATATATATGATTTCCCCTAACCCTACCTCACGGTCAGCAGAATCGACCGCGATTTCAAGTTAAGTGCATATATGAGGATGTGCAAGTATATAAATGTTTGGCTGTTTGGATACAAGAATATAGCAATATACGAACGTAGTGAGTATGGCTTTGTCATGTAAACTCGCTCCGCTCGTCTGCCGTTAGGTTTATTAAGTTTGCTTACTTCAATTTTACGTAGTAAAATTGCCTGTATGGCCACTTATTAATAATTCTCTACTTACACTACGCTCCTTTTCATGACAAAGGGAAAAGTTCGTACAATCTAGCTTATACGTACCTTTTCTGTGTATTGCAGCCCATAATAGTACCGTTTTGCCCCCCCACAAAACGGTACGGGCTGTCCCCCCCTTTCCAATGCCTTGCTGTATGGTTATTCGCCTCACCGAATAACTCAGTATATAAAAGCCTGTCTTAACTAAGGTACCTAAGTGCACACTAGTTGGCTGTTCTGTATGTGGCTGTAATTTCCGAGAGTTGAGGGGGGGTACACTACAAGGGTTGCGTTAGCAACCCCCAGCATAAAGATTTTTAAAAAAATTTTAGAAAAGTATATAAAGATATATATGTTAAGGTAAGCATGACAGAGGAAGAGAAGATCGATGTTAAGGTACAATCCAAAGAGGAGATACTATGGGAAAAGGTAGTAGAGGAAGCGAAAGCGATGATAGAGAAGTTGGAGAACGACCTGACAATAAACAGGAAGATTCTGATAATGGCAGAATCAGAATTAGCAAATACGAAGATATCCAATTAGATCAATGGCAGCAAGAAGCTCTAGAATACGAAGGGAATATGGCTATAAGGGCTGGAAGGCAAGTTGGGAAATCTACAGTAATTTCTATCAAAGCAGCAAAGCACGCTTTATTCAACAAAAATCAATCAATTATGATAATTTCAGCTACAGAAAGACAGGCTTATCTTCTATTCTCAAAGGTTCTTATGTATATTAATGATAACTACAAATGGGCCATTAAGCAAGGTAAGGATAGGCCAACTAAGACAGAGATTAAGTTAAAGAATGGTTCTATAATACGTTGCCTTCCAACAGGACTTGATGGTTTAGGGATTAGAGGTTACACAATACACCTTTTGATAGCTGATGAAGCAGCATTTATACCTCAGGATGTTTGGCCGGCAGTTACTCCAATGATAGCAACAACTGGAGGTAAGATTATTCTTTTAAGTACTCCTTATGGTAAGCATGGTTACTTTTATGAGAGATTCTTTGATGATAACTTTAAGAAATGGCATATATCTTCAGAAGAAGTAGCTGAACAGAGGGATGAGCCACAAAGAACCTTTATGAGAGAGTTTCAAGAGGAAGAAAAGAAGAGAATGAGTAAATTACAGTATGCACAAGAATATATGGGGGAATTTGTTGATGATTTAAGGCAATTATACTCAGACGAGCTAGTAAAGGCTGTTTGTATAGGTAAAAGAACCCAAATATACCCCAAATTTGAGTACTTTTTGGGGGTAGATATAGCTAGATTAGGGGATGATAAGACCACATTTGAAGTAGTAGAAAGAAGGTTAGATTTGCAGAATAACGTGCATTTTATACATTCTGAGAGTATTATTTACGAAAAGAAGCTAACAACAGACACTTTTGATAAGATACTAGATCTTAATAGTCTTTATAACTTCAAGAAAATAGGAATAGATGCAGGCTCCGGTAGTTTAGGGGTAGGAATCTTAGATTTCCTATTACGGGAGCCTGATGTTAAGAGGAAAGTAGTGGCACTTAATAATTTGACTAGAGAATTGGATCATTATGGAGAGAGAAAGAGAACTCTTCTAAAAGAAGATATGTATATGAATCTTCTAGCTATGATGGAGAGGAGAAATATTACTTTGTTAGATGATGATGAGGTGATAGCTAGTCTTAGAGGGATTCAGTACGAGTATGTTATAACTGCAAGCAAGAAATCTTCTATAAAAATCTTCGCAGCTAAGCACGAACACACAGATTTGGTTGAGGGATTGATTAGAGCTGCTTGGTTAGCAAATGCGAAAAGTATAAATAAGTTCATATCTTACATTTAACATAAAATGGCATGGACTCTTTGTACAAGTGGTAGCGCAATAGCTAAAGCTGGACTAAATGCCAATTCGACACTGACGGCCTATGGGGGGACTAACAAGACGATTCTAGATACTTGGAGCGATGAAGTAGAGAGGGAGATTGAAGCACAAACCGGTTTAAGCATTGTAGATAATTTTTTAACTTATGCTTTATCAGGTTCAGCAAGTGCAGCAGCATCTTCTAAGATAGCTATGTTGATTATTGGATATGATACTACAGGTTACTTAAGCAGAGAAGCAGATTCTATCCTAAATGTTAATGATCAAATTTACAAAGATAATATTAAAAATATGAGAGATCTAAAGAAAACTAATCTTGTAAATCCTAATAGTTAAGATGGCATTGAATGAACCTTTCCAACATCAAAGTAGCGCAGTAGCTAGTTTTAGTTTTACAGAGTTATCACAGAAGGTGGGTTATGTTAAGTACTATGGAGTTCAGACTACAAACAACTCAGCTACAGAATATGTATTAACTCCCAATCCAGTTTATTCAGATCCAATAGAAACAACATCTCTACAAGATGGAGTAGACTTAGATTTTGATTTAACAGCTTATAATGGGCCAACTACAATAAGGGGAGTGGCTACGGTTAATTATTGTATAGGTTCATCTAATGCAGTA